CTGTATGGTGGCTGCGGCACCCAACGCAGGTAAGTCTATGTTTGCACTTATCTATGCAATTAAAGCAAAGGTGCCAACACTATTCTTCTCAGCCGATACCGACACTACTACTGTGATGATGAGAGTTGGTGCCCATACATCGGGTCACTCACAGATGACAGTAGAAGCTAACCTAGCAATAGATTCACATTATTACGATAGACACTTCGAGAAGTCTGCACACATTAAATGGGTGTTTGATTCATCGCCATCAATAGATGATCTCGAGTTAGAGGTTAGGGCATACGTTGAACTCTATGGTATGCCACCTGAGTTGATAGTGATAGATAACCTAATGAATGTCTCATCTGAAACAGACAATGAATGGGCAGGACTTCGTGCAATTATGATGGAGTTACACGATATGGCACGAAAGACAGAGGCTTGCGTCTTGGTGCTACACCACGTTTCCGAGCAGTCAGAGTATGGTTCACCTACTAAGCCACCAGCAAGGCGTGCTATTCACGGTAAGGTGAGTCAGTTACCAGCTCTTATCCTTACGCTTGGGTATGACCCAAACCAACATACATTATCCGTTGCGGTAGTAAAGAACCGCTTTGGACCACACGCAGCAGATGCTTCCCGTTCTGCACAATTGCTGGTAAACTACGCAGCGTGTCAAATAGGAGATCAAGATGAGTTCGGATGGATGCTACGCAAAGATGCGATGGCAGGATACCAGGGAGGTTACAATGTTTAAGAAACAAAAATTATTTAGTGGTGAAGAGTATGATTGGGAAATAAAAAGGTTATGGAATGTAGTATGGGGTTCGGAAAGCAGGATTAAGAAATTAGAAAAAGCAATTGACAACCTTTGGCATAAGCAAGCACAGGAGGAATCTTCTGCTTTGTTTGCCGCTTGGCTCGCTGCTGTCGAGCGACAAGAGGTAAGCACTAACTTGCAACCTGAAGTGGATTACGGACAGGCACAGAAAAAAGCATACAATCAGGGGTACAACGCCGGGCACGCCAAAGGTTACAGCGCGGCAGAATTAGGTGCGTCTGATTATGCTTTAAGAGCAGAGCTTGCTGCTTTATTAAATTTACATATTGCAACCTTGCGGAATCAATTGCAGCGCCATTTGACCGATTATCTATTGCCTAATGCAATAGCGGTGCCAGAGAAATACAAATCAGTAGCAGATGGCACATTTCTAGGACTTCCATTAAAGGCAGTAAGTAGTAATTTGCGTATTCACCCATACGTTACTGCGATAAGGATGGGTTCTGTATGAGTGCCTATGAGAACAAGATTAGAATTGAAAAACTAGAGACAGAAATTGAGCGACTAAAAAGTGATGTTACTGCCTTTACTAGCATCTTGATTCAAGCTGGTGTGGTTGAATGCATTAGCAACGCTGATGGCAAACAGGAGTACAAGATTCACAAGGTAGCAGTTGACGGACAGTATGAGCCAGTACAGCAAGGCTAAGGGTGCTAAATTTGAGACTGATGTTATGCGTTGGTTTCGTAGCGCAGGTGTTCTTGCTGAACGATTAACCAAAGCTGGCAGCAAGGACGAGGGAGACTTGGTATGTATCATTGCTGGAAAGACATACATACTTGAACTCAAGAACAGGGCAACCCTTTCGCTGCCCGAGTTCTGGAGAGAAGCCCAAGTTGAGGCGTTTAACTATGCAAAGGCTAGGGGAATTGGGGAATTGCCTCCTGCTTATATTATAGTTAAACGCCGCAATGCGGGCATTGATAAGAGCTGGGTAATTCAAGACCTAGAGCAATGGTTAAAGGAGAAGCAATGATGGAATGGTTAACAGCATTAGGTTCAGCAGTTCTAATACTTTCAGTATTGATTGTTCTTATGGCACTTGGCGTGTGGTTTGAGGACACATTGGTTCGTGTTAATGAGTTTTTTGTAAGTTTGTTTCTAATCGCAATAATCCCAGTCACAATTATGATATATGCGTTGTTGGTGCAGAAATGAAAAAAATAGAAAACATAGGCGATTATGCAACAGACCCACGCTATGCTACTAGTAGGCTTTGGGATAAACGCGGAATCAAAATGGCAAACATAGCAACACTTAATCAAATTATTGAAACGGTGAGTATGTATAACGGCACAGGTGGATTTGCCCCCAATGCAGTTGAAATGATGCTAGATGATGCCATTAAAACAATGTACGTTGAGGCTACTGAGTTCCTAAGAATCTGCAAGCAGATAAAGGAAGCAACTGGATGATTTGTCAGAACTGTCTCAAAGCTGGACAGGAAAACAAGGCTAATCACTTGAAGCGTGCATCTCATTGGCACGACAAGTGCGACACGAAGGGGTGTGTATGCCAACACAAGACTGGACCAGGGTTCACAAAGAGGGAAGGCGTAACGCCAGAATTGATGCAAACTCAATCCCCATAGAGGCGATAGTACGCTTCTTTGGTGGTGAGGTAAGAGCTGGAAGTGGTGAAGTGAGGGTGAAGTGTTGTATGCACAATGACTCTCACCGATCTGCTTCAATGAATGTTTCTACAAATTTGTACTACTGTCAGACTTGTGGCAGAGGTGGCAATGCGGTAAATATAGTTTGCATACTAGAGAACTTGGAGTTCAAAGATGGTATTAAACGCGCAGCAGAAATTGCTACTGGAAGCGGCACAGCGTTACGCTCAGGCAATAAGCCCACAGGCTCTAGCCGTACTAGAAGAACGTGGGATCTCTGAGGAAGTAGCTGCACGCTTTATGCTAGGTAGTGTTACTGAGCCTATGAACGGTCACGAAATGAGTCAGGGTTGGATTAGTATTCCATACATTACCGCCAGCGGTAGTTGTGTGGGTTTCAAGTTTCGTAGATTAGATGACAACAAACCTAAGTATGGTAGCCCTACGGGGCAGAAGGCACACCTTTACAATGTCTGTGACATAACACTTGACTCACCCTTTGTAGTGGTCTGTGAGGGCGAATTAGACACTATTATCACTAGTGGGGCACTTGGTATACCAGCAGTCGGTGTGCCCGGAACTGCCGCTTGGAAGCCACACTACCCTAGACTCTTTACTGGTTATGAAACCGTCTATGTGGTAGGTGATAATGATGTGAAAGAGGACGGTTCTAACCCGGGTCAAGACTTTGCTAAGCGCGTGGCTAATGAGGTACTTAACTCGGTTATTGTTACGCTTCCCCCAGGACAAGACATAAATGATTACTACCTAGTACACGGGGCAGAAGCTACGCGTACTCTATTGATAGGAGCGCGTGGTGAATGAGTCGAGACGAGTGGATAGTTTTGTTACGGACTTTGAGGCTTATGGGCTTGAAAATCCAGCAGGAAGATTACCCAAGTCAAACGATTACCGTAAGACCAATCGAAATCCGCTTGTAGATCATCCAGCGGTTACTAGTTACCGCGGTAAAGGTGTAGACACAGATGACTTGACTTCCTTTATCGAGTCCTTTGCCAGTCTTAGGGCTGGCAGAGTAAGAAGTGTTGGCCACTCTCAGTACGCTCACTCCAAAGGTCAGAAGTTTGAGTCCTTTACACCAGCCGATAATGTCAGAGAGTTGATTGAAGAACTAGCTGATGCTAGTAACTACATAGACTTCCTCGCAATTAAACTACTTAACTTTGCCTACACTATGGACAAGGTGGCACCTGACTGTGACTGAAATTCACCCAACTATGTATGACCTAGTGCCATCAGTTGCCAGTTCTATCTGGCGTAGGTACAACAAGTTTGCAGAGTTAGATGACATTAAACAAGAGTGTTACATCTGGGCTATGCAACGTGCAACATACATAACAGAGCAGTTAAGTGAGCCGAAAGCAGAAGAGCGAAAGCACAATGAGTCCCGTTTAGCGTGGCAAATGAGACGGGTAGCAGAGCGTTACGCACGCAAAGAGAAGTCTATTAAGTCTGGCTACAACACAGGGGATGAAGCTTACTACGATCAACCTACCGTTGGCAGATTGCTTCCCTTTGTTATTGCATCTATCGCAAATGGTACGGTCTTGGAAGTGGCACAAGATATGGCACTTACTGACCAACCAAAAGGTAAGTCATCACCGTCTGAAGGTGGCAACTTGCTGGTAACGCTGATAGATATTAAGAAGGCTTTTGTCCAACTAGATGTAGATGACCAGCTACTGCTTCGCTTACGCTATCACGAACACTACACCTTGCAACAGATAGGGGCGCACCTAGAGTGCGCGGTATCTACCGCTGACAGGCGTTGTGCTAGTTCATTACACAAACTCATAGATTACTTAGGTGGACGGAGTCCTTACAATTAAAGAGGCAGAGTTATTTGACTATCTTAAACAATCTCTTTACCCGGACCTTGTTAAATCCGAGGGCATCTATGATTCCTTTGACTGCATTTCCAAACAAGCTGGGCACTACATTGAACTAAAGTGTAGACTCACACATTACCCAACCTTACTGATTGAGGAAATGAAGTACCGTAAACTAATCACGCAATCTGCCGAGCGCAACTTGATTCCCTTTTACATTAACTCCACACCACAAGGTGTGTTTTCTTTTGACCTAATGGATGTGGCAGAGCCAGAGTGGGTTACTCATTATATGCCGGCTACCACAGAGTTTGCTCGGAACTGGAAGGTTGAGAAGTTAGTGGGATACTTAGATATTAACGAGGCTATTCAACTTTGATCTATGCCTACTTCTGCGCTGAGTGTGATGCTAAGTTATCCATTGAGCGCAGTATCCACGAGCCAGCACGCGCACCGAGCTGCTTTGACTGTCATATTCTTATGAACCGTAAGTGGGAATCACCTGCAATTACCTTTACAGGTCAAGGTTTTTACTCTACTGACTCAAAGAACTAACCCCCACCGGAGGGCAAACAACGGTGAGGGTTAGAGAGCTTAGCGTATCAGATATTACTAGTTAGTACCAGCCAACCGATTAACTATCCATTCAACAACTGGCACCGCGACCGCGTTACCCATTTGTTTGTACCGGTTGCTGTCAGACTGTCCATCTGTCCATCCGTCTGGAAATCCTTGTAAGCGTTCGCACTCCATCGGTGTAAGTCTGCGAACTGTTGAGGTAGTAGCAATCAACACCGTTGCTCTACTTTCCCCGCCGTTATCAAATGAGTTCAATGTCGGACTCACCCCCCCCTCGTTCCAAGTTTCATCATCATTTATGTTTTGCGCCCTTCTGCTTTTAGTAAACCAATTTATTTTCTGCAACATATTGATTGCCTACTCCTTTGTAATCTCTCGCTTGGAGTGCACCAACAATGTTT